ACTCGTAAACCACGTCATCCAGAAGCAGCACAAGCAGGTGAAGAGTTGATGTATGTAGATCTATCCAGAGAAAAACTGGAAGACCTATACAATAAATAAAACAAATCCAAAATTATTATGTCTGTTACTCTCCGTTTTAAAATCATTGATGCACTTCTTGCTGATGCTCAAGGTAATATTTCCAAAGCAAAAGCAAACATTGAAGTTTATCTAGAGAATCCTGTTGGTATTGGTGAACATCCAGACGTACTGGGTGCTATTCAAGAACAATTAGATATCATTGCTCATGAAGAAGAACGTATCGAAGTTATCGGTAAGCATTTTGCAGAACCTTTCTAGAGGATGTTGTGGTGCTGGGTGTCCAGATTGTCCATTCAGACCAAAACAAAAATGACTTTTTGATTCTATAAAAGGTGGAAAAAAATCCCCGCTAAAAAATCACCGAAAAAGGTCGACCTAAATTCTAAAATAAATAGAGGGTGTAACAACCCTCTATTTTAATGGCAATTACTTATTATTATCCTGAAGGACCATTGGGACCAATATGTGACCTTGCCACAGATGATTTGGATGCTCGGGATGCTGAAGCAAGGCGTAGAAGAAGAGAAGGAGATGGAGGTGATGATGATGGAAGAGATGTTACTTATGGTCCTGTAGATTATGGTGATATGGAACGTGTTGTAGACGGACCTGTCGCTGCAATCATTTCTAGAAGATGTAGAATTAGGACTCTTTCTGATGGAACGAAAGAATATTATGACTGTGTAGATGACTTATTATCTCCAATTGGAGCACCACCTTCGTATCCTTTACTAGAACCTCAATATAATTGGCCAGTTATATCAACAAGTCCTTGGGGATTGGATGATAATTTTGAACCTCTTCTCTTAAGTCCAATAGATTGCAGTCCTTTTGATGCAGATATTAATATTATTCCCGTAAAATTTTTTAAAGCCAATGGAACTTTTGTAGAAAAAATATTAACAGAAAGATCTTCACCACCAACGTTTGCTGTAAGAGGTGGAGGAACCCTTCAAGTTAAAGGTCAATCTTTAAGTGCTAGATTTATACTAGATGGTGGCAGTCAGTTGCAAGCATCATTCAAATCAGATGGCACAGGTATCTCTGTGACTGGTAGCGGCACGGCCACTATCACTCTAGACTTTGAGTGGGATGATCAAGTGAATGTTTCTGGTCGATCAGTTGGATCATTGACTATTGCTGGTCAAACATTTACTCAAACCAGCAGCAGCAAAGGTAGTATTACTAGATCTTTTTCTGTTACAGGTGGTCAGGAATACCTCTGGACTATCACTGGACAAGCACCCACTGCTGGTTATAGGATCAAAGATGGTGCAATCCAATGGGATGACAATGCAGTCAATGGATTTGATAAAAATTCAGAGATGGTAATTACAAGTCTAGGTAGTTCTGGTATTCCAAAACTTAGAGTAGAAGGAAGTGGTAGTTCTGATGGTGATATCGGACTTCAATTAGAATGGGATGACAACCCAAGCGATGCAGGGACGGCATTAGGAACTGTCACTATTAACGGTGTCTCACTCACTCAAACTAGTGGAAGGAGGAAAGGGAAAACTAGTGCAACAATTTCTGTCACACCAGGAGTCGATTATCCCATCAATATTAGTGGAAATCCTAACGGATATACCTTAGCGCCTTATCGTATGGGTTTCTATGATGGTGATGGAGATGATTTAAATGCAAAATTAACAATCACGAGTTCTCAACCATCAGAAACTGAATTTGGTCAAGGTGCTTGGAGTAGGGATGGAAATGCATATGGAGTATGGGTTAATCCTGAAGTTTGTACACTACCAACACTACAGCAGACAGTAACTTATTTTATTGATATACCAGAAACTGATACTTATACAATTACTGGTGGTGCGGATGATGTATTTCAAGTTTTTCTGAATGATAGTACCACCCCAATTATTGGAGGTGTTGCTGGTATTTTTAGTGAAGAGCATGAAACATACCATACAGGTTCTTACACACCACCATATGCCGCACAAACAACCTTAAATGAAGGTGTATTGAAGATGGTTGTGACTTGCACTAATGGTGCTACTGAACTTACTGAAAATGGAGATCCAATTGGTAAATCATTCCAGTGGTTTTATAATCCTGGTGGATGGTATATAAAAATTTGTAGAGGTGATGCTTGTTTTGAACCTGCTGAGGTTCCTTGGGTTCATTCTGGTCCTGATGCTGGCGGGGATTGGGGTGAGTTTATGGATAAGTATGCAGCATATCCATCTAATGGTAATGTTTTATTAGACACTGATCATTCAACAGCTTATAATATCAATGTTCCCTATCCTGGCGACTACATTTTAGAGTGGGGTATGGATGATGATGGGAGTATTTCATTGGATGGAACTGTGATTGTAAGTTCTGGATACGAACCCAATTCTCAAACTTATACTATTAGTAATCTTTCTGCTGGACCTCATACTATTGGTGTTACTATCAGAAATAATGGTCCTAGTGGAGACTGGGTTAAGAATCCAGGAGGTATTGCATGGACTCTGACTGCTGCTTCAGGAGCATCATCCAATGCTTTAGTTAGCTTTGATAGCAATGGTAACCTTGTGACTAATGGTGATGGCACAATTGAAGTCAGTTTGTCATTTGAATGGGATGACAATCCAAGCACTGCTGGAACAGCATTAGGAACAGTTAATTGGTCTGGAACTGGACTTGAATTTACTCAAGGTGGCAGCAGTAGTGGATCTTCTAGTGCTACAGCAACCGTTAACGGAAATACTACATATAATATCCAAGTCTTTGATGGTACAGGCGGATTTGAAGTTCAAAATAATGGGCAGAAGATATGTTTCTTTGACAATGATGGGGATGATTGTAATGCTGAAGTTACTATCGGTGCAACTCAAGGTTTATCTGCTATAATAGCCTCGTCACTTGATTTTACTCCTCGTGCGTCATCGAATAATTTAATCTGGCATACTAGAAAAGCAACTGGTTACAAATTTACAGAAATTTAATGGAACTACCAAAAATTAAAAACGAAAATTTACCCCAAGAGTTGAGAGAGATTCTTGGTGATGGAGATGCTGAATTTGATGCGATTGTAGATCCTACAGACATCATTGACATTAATCCAGATCCTGATGCATATCGTGAAGAACGTTTGAACATCGCGAACATGCTGTTGGAGTCTAGAAAGAAGCAGCAAGAGTTACTTAAACAACAAAAGATGGAAAAACGAAATACTTAACCTGTATAAATACTCACTGTTACACATTGTAACAGTCAACACACTTGCCAAACCAGGCAGAATGTGTTATACTTAATCCAACGAGAGACAGTCGATCTCTCTTTCATCCGTGGGTTCAACTCCACGAGTCACATACTTAAAGGTAAATTTTCAATGATCAAAACTGTATTCGCAGCAACCGCTGCTCTGTTCGCATCCGCTGGTGCCGCTTTCGCAGGACCCTACGTCAACGTGGAAGCAAACTCAGGATTCACTGGTTCTTCGTACAACGGAACCGCAACTGACCTTCACGTAGGTTATGAAGGCGCTATTGGTGAGAACGCTTCATACTACGTCCAGGGCGGCGCTACTGTAGTCTCCCCTGACGGCGGTGAGAGCGACACTGTTCCTTCTGGTAAGGCAGGCGTTGGTATCGGTTTGACCGATGCTCTTGGCGCATACGGCGAAGTCTCCTTCGTTGGTAGTGGCGACAGCGACATCGACCGTGGTTATGGAACCAAACTCGGTTTGAAGTACAGCTTCTGATAAATAACGTTGAGACCTTTCGTGCGGTCTCTACAAAAGTCGGAACACCCATGGGACTCTTAGGAGTCCCTTTTTTATTCTAGAGGTACTATGAATTTTTCTGTATATACTCGTAATGGATGCCCTTATTGCACAAAGATCAAGACAGTTCTTAGAGCAAAGGGATATTCTTTTACGGAATATCGTTTAGACACTCACTTTGATAGGAAAGGATTTTATGAACAGTTTGGTGCAGGTAGCACATTCCCCCAAGTTCTGCTAGACTCTAAAAATCTTGGAGGTTGTACAGAAACTGTCAAATATTTGAGAGAAAACAACTTGGTTTGATACTAAATATTTTTAGTTAAAACAAAGGAGGGGTTGGTTTCCATATTATTGCAAACGGTTAAAAACGGGGGAAACCATGTTGATTGCACTTGTAGTTTTAGTTGTACTCGGAGCCTTTATCCTAGGAATTACAGTTTCTTGGTTGGCAAAGGGATACGTAGAAGACTTCATTGAGAACGCAGCATACGCTAAATCAGTTACACATCCTGAAATGTTCGATGAAGAAGGTAACATGCTACACGACGAACTTATTTACATCAGACAAGAAAATCCATTCTGGAATTTGGAGGATGATGGTGACGATGAAGATTAATTAAAGGAGTTAAATTATGCCACGTTCTATGGAAAATAGTAACCCTAGGTTACTATTAAGTGAGATTTTGAGAAAGGTCTCTAATGCAAAAACTAAACAGGAGAAGGTAAATCTTCTCCGTAAACATAATACTGTTGCTCTCAGACAGTTGTTAGTTATCAATTTTGATGAGAGCATTATTTCTATGATGCCAGAGGGAGATGTGCCCTACACACCTAATGATGCTCCTGCAGGAACTGATCACACTCGTTTAGAGCAGGAGTATCGTGGTTTGTATCGCTTCTTTAAGGGAGGTGCAGATAAACTGCCGTCGTTAAAAAGAGAATCTATGTTCGTTCAACTCTTGGAAGGACTTGCTGCTGAAGAAGCAGAACTTATTGTCCTAGCAAAAGACGGAAGAGTTACTGAGAAATATAAGCGTATTACAAAAGCAGTAGTTTCTGAGGCATTCCCTCAGATCGAATGGGGAGGTCGCTCTTGAGAGTTATCTCTAAAGAATGTGATCCATCTTTAGCAACAGATAGATCACTACCATATACAGCATATCTCATTGAATACTCACAAGAAGGTATCACTAAGTTTGATATTGTTTCTTCTGGTAAGCAAGTAGAAATTTTTGATTATTATTGGGATCTTTATAAAAAAGATTTTATTAATATGACACAAACTGAAGGTAGAACCAACCCTAGACTATGGCAAGATCCAAACGAGCCAAAGAAAGGCAAGAGAAAGTGACTGTTTACTTTGATAAGCGTGCTTTTGCAGAGAAAGAACGAGAGAACGAAGAGGAATTAGAAATCCTAAAGAAAAAGGAGGAGGGAGCAGCTGCTGTCATTGCAGTCATATTTTTCTTTGGCAAACCTCTGGTTATTATGCTATTATGGAACATGCTGATGCCAGGTATCTTTGGTATTACTACCATCGGATACTTGAAAGCACTTGGTTTGTACCTTCTCGCCCGTATTATTATCGATAAGAATGACTAAAGTATGTTTGATCTCTGTTACTCCTGATGCAGAGAAGACCATTGGATATATTGCTCGTGTGAGTAATCCTGCTAATCAGGAGAACCCAAAGATTTCAGGACTATTGAAGTATTGTATTAAGCATGGACATTGGTCTGTGTTTGAGCAAGCATCTATGACTCTTGAAATCAGTACCACTAGAGCAATCGCCGCTCAGGTGCTGAGACACAGGTCATTCACATTTCAAGAGTTTTCTCAACGGTATGCTGACAGTTCTATGTTGGCAGATAAAATTGCTATCCCAGAACTTCGTCGTCAGGATACTAAGAATCGTCAGAATAGTATTGATGATATCGATCCTTTCAAGAGACAGAAGTATGAAATCTTGATGCAACATCACTTTGAAGAAGGGATGAAATTGTATAAGGATATGTTGGAAGATGGTATTGCAAAGGAATGTGCAAGAAATGTGCTACCATTATGCGTAGGGACAAAAATGTACATGACGGGAAATCTCAGAAATTGGATCCATTATATCCAACTGCGTTCCGCCAATGGCACCCAGAAGGAGCACCAAGAGATTGCACTTGCTGCTCAACAGCATTTCATCTGTCAGTTCCCAGTCATCTCACAGGCGCTTGAGTGGTGCCCTGATGGCGATTGCAATTGCTCTGAGCAACTGGATGAATGTAATTGTATTCAACCTGCTTTGAGGATTGACTGATGTATGAAGAACTAAATTGTTTTGAAGAGGCACTTAAGCACTTTGGAACAAGAGTTGAGATCATCACTGCTATGGAAATGGCAAAGAAGTTATCACCTGAAGATGCCTATCAGATGATTAAGGATGAACTCAAAGAAGTTAAATTATGTCGTAAAAAATTCAAGAAGGAGCAGTAATGCCTTTATATAACGTAATAAATAAGGTCACTGGCGAAAAACAAGAGTTTCGCTGCACCGTTGCTGAGTATCAGCAATGGCGTGAAGATAACCCTGATTGGGATAAGGATTGGCACGCTGGTGTCGCAGGTACAACCTACGGCAACCCTAAACAATCTGATGGTTTCAAAGAAGTAATGTCTAAAGTGCAAAAAGCACATCCGCGATCAAACCTGAGTCGGTTTACTTAA